TATTTTTTCCAAGTGGACCCGAAGGGTCCACTTGCCCAAGCGAAGCCTCCTGGAACTTTGGACGGGCTGGCGCCAAACAGAGTTGCTACCGCAACTCGGGGTCAATCCAGAAAATCCGCTGGGTCCTCATCGTCCACGGGCTCGTCCGTGAACATGTACTCCTTGGGCGTCGGAGCGGCTGCGACACCCCGGACGCGCACCTGGAGCACGCGCCAAATGGGTCCAAACGACTTTTTCAGGAACCACAGACCGGCCAATTCCAGAACCAAGTCGCACTTGGACTCGGTCTTGACGGCCTGGAGTTCGACCGGGTTCTTTTGTGTATCAAAAGCGGTCGTCGTCACCTGACCCTTGACGGTGGCCAGGGAGGCATCGAGAATCCCATCCGTGACGCTCTCCTGAAAGGCGTTCAGGATCGTCTCGTCCGAAAGCTCCTTGCCGAACCACTCCACCTTGGACGCCTTGGCCTGAGCGAGGAGTTCCTCATCAATTGTCTTGAAAATATCTGTGCCTTCTGGAACCTTGAACTTGACCGTCTTGGTCTCGAGCGAATCCTGAAGCACGAGACCATTGACCTGCTGAGTCTTCCCGGAAATGCGCAAGAAATACCGGCCGTCTGGAAGCTTCTGAGGCTTTCCGTACTCCATCTGTAATACATATACAAAAATAATCTTTAACTTTAGTAGTACATGAATTCGTGCGGGGCCAAGTACATTCTAAAAGATTGTACGTGTCTGACAGATCCACTCAATTTTTATTCAACTATTTGTGGGTACGTAAGCAAACAGAATGGTCTCGTGTACCCCTGTGACCCCGGGTGTTGTCTCGGGAAGTGTGAAAACAAAGATCCAGTCACACGTGTTGAAGTTCGACCATCGGCCGGTATCGATTTGCCCCCTGGGTACGGTTCGAACATTCCACAGAGTACACAAGCTTCTGACATTCCTGGAGCGGCACCGGTAGATGCTCCTACAACTCTTTTACCGGGCGGAATTCAGTCAACTACACCACCCCCACCCACGTACAAGGTTTGGCAAGTGTTTTTGATTGCGTTGATCCCGTTGTTACTGGTACTCATCTTAGGGTGTTTCCTTGCTTAAAGAGTCCCGACGTTCCTATAGTACAATGGCTACTCTCGAGACTCTGAATGCGGCCATCGAGGCTATCGCCAAGGAGCAGCGCGCTCTGCGTAAAGACATTCGCAAGATTCGTCAGCACTTTGAGGACCCGACCGGCGAGAAGCACGAGGCTCGTACCAAGAACAACGGATTCAACAAGCCCCTGGGCGTCTCCGAAAAGCTGCGGGCCTTCCTTGGTCTGGCTGCGGACGAGAAGATCTCTCGGTCTCAGGTGACTCGTAAGGTGAACGAGTACGTCGAGGCCAAGGGTCTGAAGGCGGGTCAGAACATCAGCCTGGATGCGACCCTGCAGGATATTCTACAGGTGCCTGAGGGTATTCAGGTGACTTTCCTGAACATTCAGAAGTACATCAACCCGCACTACATTAAGGAGGAGAAGCCCCCGACCGAGAAGAAGCCCCGTGCGAAGAAGGCTGCTGCTGAGACTCCTGCCGCTGCCGCGGGCGGAGAGGTCGCCGACGCGACCTCGACTGGGGCCCCAAAGGAGAAGAAGATGCGCCCCAAGGTCGCCAAGCCCGCTACCACTGCCTAGACCAAAGAGACTTAAAACAAAACCTCGTGTGTAATATAAACTAAACAATGGAGGCCCCCGAGTTTGAAACTAACGTTGTCAAACTTCCCCCTCCAGAACTTTCACGTGATGTCGTGAATGCTCTGGTCGGGACCAAAGTCAAAGATCTTGCGCTGTACCGGCGCGCATTTACGCACAAGTCAGCCCTGAAACGCTATTCAGGTCTGACTGGTTCTTACGAGACTCTCGAGTTTATGGGTGATTCCGTACTTGGATTCGTCATAACGAAACACCTGTTTGACCTCCACGAAAAGGAACAGGAGGGGTTCCTCACGAAAGCCCGCACGAAGATGGTCAGAGGAAAGACCTTGTGTGAAATTTCAAAAGTACTTGGTCTAGACAAGATGATTTTGATGGATGAAAAGGGGGAACGTAACGGTTGGAACACCAATGAGCACATTATGGAAGATGTCTTCGAGGCTTTTGTCGGTGCTATCTACTTGGACCTGGGTATGGTTCACGCCAAGCGGTTTGTGCTCGAGTCATTCACGAAGGTCCAAACCTCGCTCGTGGATGATAATTGGAAAGACCAGCTTATGCGGTGGTGTCAAGCCCTCAAGTACGCCTTGCCCGAGTACCGTATGGACGGACAAACCAACGGGCAATTCTTCATCACGGTCGTGGTCGACGGTATGGACGGTGGGTCCGGGTTTGCAACGACAAAGAAACAGGCTGAGCAAAACGCAGCGGAGATTGTACTTAAGACGGATCCACGTTTCAAAAACAAGAAGATACCCGTGAATGGAAAGTCCAACAGTTCAGAGAGCCCGTGAATTGATCGCGCAAGAATACGCCGAACAAAGGTCTCAGGAATGGTTAGACCTCCGTGAAAATATGATCACGGCGAGTGATGCTGCAAGCGCGATCGGCGAAAGTCCTTACGAATCTGAAGATGCATTCGTCAAAAAGAAAGTCCTGAGGACCAAGTGGGCCGGAAACGAGGCGACGGCCCACGGGACTTTACTTGAACCTATAGTCCGAGACCTTTATGACCAAAAATATAACAGAAAGTCCCACGAGATTGGTCTGGTTCAACACAGGGACTACCCGTGGTTGGGTGCTTCACCCGATGGTGTCACTGAAGATGGAATTTTGGTCGAAATTAAGTGTCCAAAATCTCGTAAGATTACATCCAACGTTCCTAAACACTATTGGCCCCAAGTTCAACTTCAACTTGAAATTACGGACTTGGAAGAGTGTGACTTTGTGCAGTACCGACCGGCCCAGATCGAAGACGGAGTTCTTCGATCGCCCGAGGAATTCGTTGTCGTCCGTGTCCACCGAGACCGCGCATGGTTCGCTCGGGTCCTCCCCGTGCTCGAGAGGGTCTGGCAACGTGTCCTGAAAGGACGAGTCCAAGGACTTTGTGAGATTCTGGACGACCAGTTTAAGAAACAAATTGCTTGTGAGGTAATATAGGAGGATGGGACCGCAGGTTCCATCCTTTGCCCAGGTTTCATCCGCCCCGGACCCGGACCTCGAGTCATACAACCAAGTCTTTGGGAAGAAACCAGAGTGTAAACACAAGAATCGGTTTCTGACGTGTCGCGAGTGTTCTGGGTCATTCTGTTGCAAGTGCATTCAACTCGAGGTACACTGCTGCCCCAAGTTGGATTCACGATCTAAAATTGAAAAAGAGAATTTATCAAAGAAATTGGTCAAGGTGGTGGCCTCGAAGGTTGCTACTTTTTGAGACGGCTCAAGATGTAAAATACGAGGACCAAAACCATCAAAATAAACAAGGGACTCTTGGTGATTCTGAACGGCCCGCTCTTTTGGTCCCCTCCATTCATCCAGCACCACGGGAGCAGAGGGCGGTACCACGTCACTGTACCGTCCGAGTACTCCATCTTCCGGGTCGGGAACGCCCCGTGTGGCGCATAGTTTGGACTGGTCGTCTTGAGGTACACGTTCCCTGAGAGGTCCCGGGGCTTGAGGTTCGGGTCGAGTGTGTCGCTATAATCTACTGGCTCTTCATCAATGGCTCTTGTGTACGAGCCATCGATAAAGAGATCCTTACGGAACCCGTCTTTGTTGACACCAAAGTCACCCGTCCACGTGGTCGGGTTGAACCGGTCAATCTGCAGACGGTCATCTATCATAAGATTTGATGCCATTGTTCTAGAATACGCTTACATTATTTTTGTTCACCGAGTAGACTTTGGTCTTGACCTTCTGCTGATGGAGCTGCCACATTTCGTCTAGGTCTATGTCAAGCATGGCGGCCAACTGAAACAGATAACTAAACACGTCGCCCATTTCCATCATAATATCCGTACCTCTGTCCTTCTTGAGTCCAGTCTTTTTGTAAATTTGTTTCTTCTGCCTGATACTCGAGGCAAGTTCCCCCATTTCTTCGTTCAAAAGCATCCAAACTATACTTATTGGTGCTTTGTCCCACCCCTTTTGATGACACATCAACGCAGTTTCATCACGAAACTTATTCATTGAGTACAAAACGCTCAAGTCTTTTAAGTGATGAGCCGAGCCAGAGGCTTCCTGAAGTAGACGACGAGGAAACACGCGGCAACGAGCAACGCAAACTCGGCACCGAGCTTCCAGTTTTCAACCACATTCTCGTTGTCTGTACGTTTCTCGGCCCAGGGCTCGATGATGGCGTTACTGGTGAGACGAATGAGACGTTCTATGGCGAAGAATATCAAAAAGCCTAGAAGTAGGTCGTCGAGGGCTCTCATATCTACTAAAGGAAAACATATGTTTTCCGTCGGGCCGAAGGCCCTCCTT